AATTGAACGCGACAAGGAAGCGCGTCAAAAACGGGACAAACAATATGAAGAAGGATTGCGTAGGACAGGGTTAGGCGATGATGCGCCTGGAGGGGCACAGTTTAGTGGAGCTAATAAGGTTGTCCATCCTATGCTTGTTGAAGCCTGTGTAGATTTTAGTGCAAGATTTATAAAAGAAGTGTTTCCTCCTAATGGCCCCGTTAAAAGTAAAATACTGGGAGAATCAACAAAGGCAGCTGTTGAAAAGGCACAGCGCAAAACTGACTTTTTAAATTGGCAAACCACTGAACAAATGGTTGAGTTTCGTTCTGAGCTTGAACAATTAAGCACCCAGTTACCACTAGGTGGTGGTCAATATATGAAATTTATGTGGAGCGCGCAGTATAACCGCCCTACTTCAGAGTTTGTTCCTATTGATGATGTCTATTTACCATTTTCTGCTACTAATTTTTATACAGCAGAACGGAAAACCCATGTGCAATACATTACCAAAATGGAATATCACAAGCGTGTAAATGTTGGAATGTATAGTGATGTAGATTTACCTTCACCCAATGAACCTGAATTTAGCGATGCAGCCAAAGCCAATGAAAAAATAGAAGGTAAACAAAACACTAGCTACAATGAAGATGGGTTAAGAACTATTTTTGAAGTTTATACATCCCTTGACTTTGGTGATGGCACATTTCCTTACATTTTAAGTATTGATAAAACCACAGAAAAGCCTCTTTCCCTTTATCGAAACTGGGAACCCAATGATGAACGTCACAATGAATTAATGTGGATAGTTGAGTTTCCCTTTGTTCCTTGGCGGGGAGCGTACCCTATCGGATTAACGCATATGATTGGGGGTTTGAGTGGGGCAGCTACAGGCGCATTACGCGCATTGCTAGATTCAGCTTACATTCAAAATGTTCCCACCTTATTAAAGTTGAAAGGGGGGCCAAACGGTCAGACTATAAATGTGCAGCCTACTGAAATAGTAGAAATGGAAGGCGGCGCATTAATTGATGACGTAAGAAAACTTGCTATGCCATTACCGTTTGCAGGGCCAAGCCCCACTTTGTTTCAGTTGCTCGGGTTTCTTGTCAATGCTGGAAAGGGTGTAGTTCAAACTAGCTTTGAAAAATTTAATGAGCAGAATCCTAATGCCCCTGTGGGCACAACGATGGCTATTATTGAACAGGGGATGGTGGTCTTTAGTTCTATTCATTCGCGTTTACATGGATCAATGGCACGGTGTCTTGATATACTCCATCGTATAAATAGTGCCTACTATACACAAGAAGATTTAGACGGATTAAAGGCAGGGCTTTCTATAACTGTAGAAGATTTTGACGGGCCTTCTGATGTTCTCCCTATAAGCAACCCTGCAATCTTTAGTGAAGCTCAAAGATTTGCCCAAGTGCAAGCCATTATGCAACGAGCTGCAGTTTTGCCGCAGATGTATGATCAAAGAGCTATTGAAGAAATGTTTTTGAATACGCTTAAAATTCCTTCTGATGATGTTCTTAAAATTCAACCAGGATCGGAAGATAGAGACCCTGTAACTGAAAATGTTGCCGCTGCAATGCGTCAACCTATCTATGTCTTACCCCAGCAAGATCACTTGGCACATATGCAGGTACATTTACCGTTTTTAAATTCTCCGTTATTTGGGAGTAATCCTGTGATTGTAGCTGAGTTTTTATATCCTATGGCACTGCACTTGCGTGACCATCTTTTAAATTATTATTTAATTGAATCCCATAACGCTATTAGTATGGCACAAAGTCGTGAGCTTATTCCTGAAGAAGCAGAACAGGAAGTAGCTATTATTCTTGAAGTCCAAAAATTCATAGAAACCCAGTTAGGGGGATTTGGACAAGAATTAGAGCAAATATATGGAGTTGCACAGCAATACAAGCCACAACCCCCAATGCCTAATGATGAACGCATGAAAATTGCTGAATTAGGAGCCCAAATTAAACAAGATCAGTTAGCTCAGAAAACACAAATGGATCAAGCCAAAATGCAAATGGATTCGGCTCGTATGCAGCTTGATCAAATGAAAGCTACACATCAAACACAAATGGATCAGTTGAAAATGCAACAGGCAGCTGAAATCGAAGCTGCTAAGATGCGCGAAAAGGAAATTGATCGCCAAGAAGATGCAAAACTTCAAGGATTGCGTGAAATGGGCGAAACAGAACGGCAAAATATACGCGAAGCAAACGAAAATGAACGACAAAGACAGCGTGAAGCTAATGAAAATGAACGTAAATTAGCTGAATTAGCTACTCGTGAACGTATTAACACCAGTGATAACGAAACGGCTAAATTATTAGCTGCCGCAGAAATAGCTACTGATGAAAAAGTGGCTGTAAGCACAGGAACAGGGATTGACCCTGATCCATCACCTTAAAGGAGAACCTTATGCCTACTGTAAAAGGAAAAAAATATCCATATACCAAAGCTGGAAAAGAGGCAGCCAAAAAAGCTGCAGGTTATGGAAAGGGAGGGTCAGTAAATTATGATTCTCCTGATGTACCACAAAGAAAACGCATGGCTGCTGGCTATAAAGTTACAGGACAGTAGTATATGCCGCGTGAATCTCAGTTTCTGAATCTTTTAAAGATAAACCAGTCAAATTTTGCACTTGATGCTCTAAGGCGGCCTGTAGATCGGGATAATTTTGAATACGGCTATAGGGTAGGCATGGTAGCTGGTTATGAAGAAGCTATTAATTTACTTTTACAACATTTAAGCGAAGAGGAATATAGCGACAATGACTTATGAGGATGCTCTAGCAGAGGCTTTTCCAGCAGTAGATGCAGGAATACAGCCTTTTGGAAGCCGCGTTCTGGTTCAAATACGAACAGCAAAAAGAAAAACTGCTGGGGGTATTATTTTAAGCAGTGAAACACAAGACACGGAAAAATGGAACACTCAGATTGGTAAAATAATTTCTTTAGGACCATTAGCCTTTAAAAACAGAGACACCATGAAAGGGTGGCCTGAAGGGGATTGGTGTAAAGAGGGTGAATTTGTACGTGTAGCCAAATATGGCGGTGATCGGTGGGAAGTAGCTATTCCTGATAACGATACAAATGAATCTGCAATGTTTGTAATATTTAATGACCTTGATATTATCGGGCAAGTAACTGGTGACCCTTTAATGATCAAGGCTTTCATCTGAAGAAGGAGATGAATTATGGTTACTAATGAAAATGTATTAACAGAAATAGATGACGAACAAGAAGATCAGGAAAATGAAGAAATTATTATCGTGGAAGAACCACCAGTTGAAGAAGCTGAAGCTGATATTTCAACAGCTGAAGAAGTGGTTGAAGAAGATAACGAAGCCGTTCCTCAACGAGAACTACTAGAAGATGAAGAAGATAAAGAACGTGAAGCTATACGCCAACGGCGAAGGCGTGAAAAAATAGAACGTAAAGAACGCCGTGACGCTGCTATTAAAAGAGACAAAACCGAATTAGCTTTTTTACGCAGTGAAAATCAAGAGCTAAACCGAAGAATATCAGCCCAAGAAAAGAGATCTCATCAAGGTGAATTACACGCTCTGGATTCTGCTATTCAGCAAGCTGCTCAAGAAGCAGAAATGGCTGAGCAAGTTATAGCAAAGGCAGTAGAAAACGGTAATGGCGAAGATGTAACACAAGCTATGCGTTACCGAGATGAAGCAATTGCAAAGGTTAATCAGTTACAAATCAACAAGCAACGTGCCACAGCTCAGTCACGACAAGCTGCAGCCCCTCCCGTTGATAACCGTACTATGCATTATGCCCAACAGTTTATAAAAGAAAACCCCTGGTACGATGCGCAAGGAAGAGATGAAGATTCTGCAATTGTTATGGCTATTGATAAGTCTTTAGCTAAAGATGGATATAATCCGCAAACTGAAGAATACTGGGATGAATTAAAGGTAAGAGCATCTCGTAGACTTCCTGAAAGGTTTGATGGGGATCATTCTTCTTCATCTAACTCTTCACGCAAGCCTCGAGGGGGGCCAGTAATGGGTTCAGGGCGTGAACATGCACCTACTTCAACCCGTAAAGAAGTTTATATTAGCCCTGAAAGAAAAGCCGCCTTACAGGAAGCAGGGGTGTGGGATGATCATGTGCTACGGGATCGTTATGTTAAAAGTTATGCTCAATATGATAAAGAAAATGGATAATGGCAAAAACTATGAACAAAAGTAAAAGTTTATCAAAAGCAAAGAAAAGAGCGCGTGATTCACAAGGAAGATTTAGAGGAGATAATCCTAAGACCCCGCACATAAATGAAGCTTATGAAAGCCAGTCTTTTTTGCAAAAAAATTGGAAAGGATTACTAGGTGTAGTGCTTATTATTGTAATTGGTTTCCTGATTGGGAACTATAATACGTAAAAACATCTTTACATTTTAAATAAACAAAGTTTATATTTAATTCAATCGCTGAAAGGAGCGATCAAATGACAGACGACCGCTTAAAAAAATCTTCTAGTAAAAATCGTGAAAGCCGCGCAATGACAGATCGTGCGATAAGCGAAAATAGAGAAATGTCAGAAGATGAACGAGTAGAAATGTTTCGTCAAAATTTATTTCAGTCCTCGTTACCAGATTTACCCCCTATTGATGGCTGGCATATGTGCTGGCTAACTACAACCAATCCTCGTGATTCAATCCAGCAACGTATTAGATTGGGTTATGAGCCTGTGAAGCCAGAAGATGTTCCTGGCTGGGATTATGCAACAATTAAAACAGGTGAGTGGGAAGGCTGTATTGGGGTTAATGAGATGTTAGCTTTTAAACTTCCTATGTCTTTATTTGAGAAATATATGATGGAAGCCCACCATGATGCCCCCTTACGTGAAGAGGGTAAGCTTACTGATACGGCCGAATTTTTGGAAGAACAAGCACGAGCATCTAAAACTAAAATTACTCAAGGTGATGGTAATCTGGAATTAGGACAAGATCGGGAAGCTTCTTTTGAGTATTAAAAACATAGAAGCCTCCTTGGCAAACAATCTATTAACCATAGGAGCAGCTTATGTCCTCGACAAGCGCACCATTTGGTTTTCGTCCAAGCTATCACAATAGTGGTCGTATAACGGCGAAAGCCTATACAATAACCACAGGATATGCCCAAAACATATTCTCTGGTGATCCTGTCAAATTGACAGATGATGGTGTTATTCAGCTCGGAACTTCAGACGGAACCCGTTCAGGAACTGTAGACGGGATTCTTTTATTGGGCACTTTCGCAGGTGTTCAGTATGATGATTCGAATGGAAAACCCACATTATCGCCATATTGGCCAGCAAGCACAACTGCAACTAACATCATTGCATGGGTATATGATGACCCTGAGATTATCTTTGATGTACAATATGATAATCCTTCTTCAGGAACTACAGTACAAACTGCAGTTGGAGAAGAATGTGATTGGTCAGTTGCATCCCCAGGCGGCTCTACGCAAGTAGGGCTTTCTACCACCAAGCTCACTGCAATTCAGGCTACATCTGGACAATTTCAGATCACTGGCTTCTCAGGAAATGTAGATGATGCATTAACAGACGCTTATGTAGTGGCTACTGTTCGTATTAACGAACATCATTACAAAGCTGCTGTTAACTCAGTATAAGGAGAATTAGCTATGGCTACTCCTATGAGAAGTACTGACTTCCGATCTGTTGTTGAGCCAATACTCAATGAAGTTTTTGATGGAGTCTATGATCAACGCGCTGATGAATGGAAACAAGTTTTCCGTGAGCAGCAAGGCATCCCACGTAATTATCATGAAGAACCTGTTCTTTATGGTTTTGGGGCCGCACCTGAATTACCTGATGGTATGGCAGTAACATATCAATCAGGCGGTATTCTCTTTGTGCAGCGTTATCTTTACAATGTTTACGGTCTTGCATTTAGCTTGACTAAAGTGTTGGTTGAAGATGGCGATCATATTAGAATCGGTCAGGTTTATGCTAAACACTTAGCGCAATCGTTAATTGAAACTAAAGAAACATTATGTGCTAATATATTGAACAGAGCATTTAATGCAGCCTATACAGGGGGTGATGGTGTTGCGCTCGTAGCAACAAATCATCCTTTAGCAACGGGTACATTTAGTAACCAGCTAACCACCGCTGCAAACTTGTCTCAAACACCATTAGAACAAATGCTTATTCAGATCCGTAATGCCGTTGACAATAATGGCAAACGAATCCGATTAACGCCAACTCAAATTGTTGCTGGCCCTTCTAATGTGTTCCAGGCAGAAGTATTGTTAAAATCTGTTTTGAAAACAGGCACAGCAGACAATGACATTAACCCTGTGAAATCAATGGGGTTGCTGGCTGATGGTCAAGCTAACCTTTCGCGTATTACATCTAATACCGCTTGGTGGGTTCAAACTGATGCACCTGAAGGAATGAAATTACTAAATCGTCGAGGTTTAGAAAAATCAATGGAAGGTGACTTTGCAACTGACTCAATGCGTTATAAAGCTACTGAAAGATATACAGTAGGCTGGACAGATCCTCGTGCTATATGGGGAACTGCGGGCGTTTAATTGTTAAAATTTAATCCCCTCAAGGAAACTTGGGGGGATTACTTGGATTACACAGGTATATTAGACAGGCCAAGCTGACTGCATGTAGACTAATATACTCAACTCACATGCGAGGACTCTTAAATGGGAACCACAACTTTTTCAGGGCCAATCAAAGCAGGTACAATACCTGCAACTACAGGCACAACTTTAGGTTCAGATATAAAAAATACAGGCCAAGTGGTAATGGCCCAAACATTTTCAACAGGAACCACACTTAACGATGGGGCTTCCACCGCCAATGCTACGACGGTTGTTATTCCAGCAAATTCACAGATTATTGATATCGTCCTTGATAAGCCTACTGTAATGGCAGGGGCTACATGCGTTTTCAGTATTGGAGATACAGTTGGTGGCAATGCTACTTTTCTTAACTCTTATTCTGTTACCGTTGCTTCGGGAGTTGGTCGAGCATATCCCACCACTGAAGCAGGTGGAGCATTAGCTTGGGCTGATACAGGAACAGCAGATGTAAAGCTGACATGGACTAGCACTGGAGCTACTACTGGTGGTGAAATTAGAGCAACAATTTTGTATCAGCAAAACAATAATCTGTCATAAGGAACTAAATTATGGCTAATGTACTAAGTACAGAAGTGATTCTTGATGGAGAGCGTTTGTATATAGCAAAGTTTACAAACATTGCTGATACTGATGAATCCAAAGCCACGAAAATAGATGTGTCATCATTAAATCCTAATTCGTTTAATTTGGCATGTGATGGGGTTGCTATTGATAAAATATGGGTACAAACCCAAGGTCTTACTGTTTATTTATATTTTCAGGGTGACCCTTCAGATGCAACTACTGATACACTGGCAATGACTATTCCCGCTGATCAGCTTTATGATATTAGTTATGATGATATTGGTGGAATAAAAAGCTTTAACACCGATGCAGATAAAACTAATGATCTGTTGTTAAGCACAGTTGGAGCCGCTGCTGGGGATAGCTATACACTCGTTATACAGTGTATTAAAAGCTATGCACCTTCTCAATCTGGAGATAGAGGATGACTATTAAATACGTAAAAGACTTTGAATTCCCTGCTAAAGCTGGTTACACCAAATCAGCCGCAAGAAAACCTGCGAAAATGAATGGAGGAGGTCGTGTAACAGATGCAGAGCTACGAGCCTTAAAAAGAGCAATGAGGGCAAGTGAACCTGAATCCATTACTATTCGAGAAGTTACGGAAACAATTGGTCTTGATCCATCTGAAGGAGGCAGGGAAATACCAGTAATTCGTCGGGTACCTCTTGAAGAAACAAGGCGGCGGCCAACTGATCAAGAACAGAGAGAAGGACGAAATCGGATGGGTTCTTCTATTACTCTGGAAGAAATAGAAGCAATGGCTATTGCAGATGCTTTGCGAGATGAACTTATTAGAGAAGCTGGTGAAGAATATTTGCTAGAAGATGCCTATGAGCGTTTACTTGATAGAGTTGACTTTAATGATGGTGGCTCTGCTTTGCAAAATGTGCGTGATGAAGAAGGGCGTGTAATCAATATACAAGACGATGCTGCTGACGAGCTTCGTCGGGTTGAAGAGCGTAGACCACATGATGCCCAAGAGCGCGAAGATAAAAGGCAGCAATTAGCTAGAATTGGAGCTCGAGAACGCGATGCCCACGAAGAATTACATCGTGACCGTGATGAGGCAGTGATGTTGGGGGCTAAAAAAGGCGGCTCTAAAAAAGACTGGATTCAAGGTGCGATTAAGAAGCCAGGGGCTTTACGTAAAACCCTTAAAGTTAAAAAGGGTGAATCTATTCCTAAAGGCGAACTAAGAAAAGCTGCTAAAGGGGAAAAGATTGATGGTAGAAAGCCAAGTAAAAAAACACAGCAACGTGCAAGACTAGCTGAAACTTTAGGCAAAATGAACACTAAGAAAGCCGCCACAGGAGGTAGCATGAGAAAGCAAGGATATGACGATAGGTTAGATGAGTCATTAGGAATGAGTAATGGCAGAAATTCTCAATCTATGAAAGCAAGAAGAGATGAAAGTAAAGGCATGGAAAAGGCTATGGGGAAAAGAGCCTATTCTCGTGTTGGAACGATGGATAAGGCTAAAGGTGGATCAGCTAGACAGGGATATGATGATAGACTTGATGAATCTTTAGGTGAACGAGATGGTAAAAAATCTCAGTCCATGAAAGACCGCAGAGATGAAAGTAAAGGTGAAGAGAAATCTATGGGGCGTAAGGCTTATTCTTCTGTCGGGACAATGGATAAAGATAGCAAGCTTGCCGCTGTTAATAGATCTACAGCTCTTAAAGGCTTCAAACAAATGGGTGTAATGAAGCGCGGTTTCTAATTTATATGAATTAGGGGTATGCTGTATCAGCAGCCAATTAGTTAAGGCATAATAAGATATGGCATATTCTAATAATATAAGCGTCACTACTTTTAATGCCCTAAAGGTGGTTGACCATGCCTATAGGCGGTGTCGCTTACCTGCCCAATCAATTACTTCTGAAATGCAATCCTACGGGATGGATTCTTTAGCTTTTATGCTTGATGAACTAGCTAATATAAAAACTCCTAGCTGGTGTATTCAACAGCAAATTTTACCCCTTTATGAAAACAATCAAATAGTTACGCTCCCTAAAGGGACAGTGGATGTATTAAACTTAAACCTTAATATTTTACAGGAATTAAGTGGTACAGTAACTTCTACAGCTACTTCTTATTTAGTTAATTTTACGACTCCCACTATTGTTAATTTTATTGGGATTAAATGGTCAGCTACTGCTATTCCTGTAACCTTTCAAACTAGCACTGACAATGTTACCTGGACAACTGTAGGAACTTCGACAAGCACCGATTTATCAACAGCTGCAGTGGCCGCATCAGGGGCTATTACATGGAGTGAAATAACTGGAGCATTAGCTGCTCAGTATTTTAAAATTATACCTACTGATGGGGTGTCAACTATTTCTTATACTTCTGTTACATTAGGCAATATGCCCCAGGCAATTCCTTTGGGAATACTGAGTAGAGATAATTATGTGAATCAGAGCAATTTAGTTTTTTCAGGAAGGCCCAGTAGTTTTTATTATCAACGCAATCTTCCTCAACCTGTTGTTAATTTATGGCCCGCACCTAATGCTGCGTCCGAAAAGTATCAATTAATGTTATGGCGACATCGCCAAATAATGGATACCGATACTTTACAACAAGAAATAGAAATTCCTAACAGATGGTTAGAAGCTATTATAAATGGATTAGCTTCTCGTGTAGCGGCAGAAACCCCTGTAGTTGATGCTTCCCTTATACCTATGCTTGAAGCACGTGCGGCTGTTTCTGTTCAACGTGCATGGGATGGTGATAATGATGGTTCACCTATAGAAATAAATCCAGGGATTGGAGTATATACATCATCATGACTATTTATTTAGATCCTCAAGGGCAACCCACATTTGGAATTGCTATTTGTGCGCGATGTTCTCGAAAATTTCTTTTAGCAGAGCTGTCACCTGACCCTAATTTTCCTGGTCTTATGGTGTGTGAAGCTGATAAAGATGAATATGATCCTTATCTGTTACCACCACGCCGCCCTGATCAAATTGTATTACCGTTTAATCGTCCTGATACTGACATTGCCACTAGAATGTCAGGGGTTATACAAGAAGCAGGTGAAGAGTTTATTATTACCGAAGATGGTGAAGATTATCTGGAGATGGAATAATGGTTAATGTACCTACTAATTTAATTCCCACTAAAGTTACTTCTTTGCCTACAGCTCCCACGGCATCAGAAGATGGATTGCTTCTTTTTACTTATCAGGGTGTAAGTTATCAAATTCGAGCTGGAGATCTTTTATCGGTTTCAGGTGTGCCTACCACACGGCAAGTAATTGCAGGGACAGGAATGACTGGTGGTGGGGCATTAAGCACTAATGTTACTCTTAGTATTGCTACTGGTGGTGTAGGAACAACACAATTAGCAGCGAGTGGCGCAACTGCTGGAACTTATGGGGATACAGCTAATATTCCTGTTGTTACAGTCGATGCGACAGGGCGCATAACCGCTATTAGTACCGTTGCAGCCACTATTAGCGGCTATGTCCCTATTACTACCCAAGTCATAGCAGGATCAGGGTTAGAAGGAGGGGGTGCTTTAAGTGGTAATGTTACCTTAACTGCTGATTTTGAAGATAATGTCCCTCTTGTTACTACAACAGGCGGTTCAGCAGGGAGTTTAACTGAGCTTTCTCGGGGTGATCATCAACATCCTCCTGTAGATTTATCAGTAGCAGATCAAATAAATGGAATTTTACCTATTGATCAAGGAGGAACCGCTAAAAGCAACACCTCAACTCCTGGTGGTATTGCCTATGGAGGTAGTGGTGATATAAGCCTGAGTTCTGCAGGTGCATCAGGGCAAGTATTGGTTTCTGGTGGTACAGGGGCTCCCACATGGGGTTCAGCTCTTATTGTGTCTGATCAAGCTGCTAATGTAGTTTATGCAGGGCCAGCATCAGGTGCAGCGGCTGCGGCTGCCTTTCGTTCTTTAGTTAATGCAGATTTTCCTACTTCTGGAGTCACGGCTGGTACGTATGGGTCATCAAGTTTAATTCCAGTTGTAACAGTAGATAACAAAGGGTTAGTTACTAGTGTAACGACTGCTTCTTCTACTACAGGGCTGAGTTATCAAGGAACATGGAACGCTAACACCAATAGCCCTACTTTAGCTTCAGGGACGGGAACTGCTAATTATTATTACATAGTAAATGTAGCTGGAACGACGACTCTGGATGGAATTAGTGACTGGGAAATTGGTGATTGGGCTATATTTAATGGAACAGTTTGGCAAAAAATAGATCAAAGTAATACAGTGACTTCTGTTAATAGTATGGTAGGTGCTGTTACTTTAACATATTCCGATGTAAATGCCCCTAAAACTGACGGTC